CACGCAGGCTGTGAGGATCAGATTCCTTGCGCGGCTTTCGGCTTTCTTTAACAATGCCATCCACTGGAGATGACAGTTTTACTGCGTCCGGGGGAATTTTCTCCCAGTTGAGTGTGCAGAGCATCTCTCGGTCAGTGCCATCTGCTTTTACAAAGGTCACTGAGATTTCACTTTTTTGTAGCAGGCTCTTGATCCAATCACGGATGATGGCCTTGTTTGCATCATCTGCTTGTTGATACTGAGTGCCCGGCGCTCCTTTGAGCAGTCGTACCACTTCTTGTTTTTCCCATGTGTCCATATCCATTTGAAGTTCTCCTCTATAAGTTAATAAACGTTTTTTGTTCATGTGTATTTTAGCAAAAACACAAGATACTTTTGCTCATCCACAATCTCAACATTTCGACTGTATCCATTGATATCTGTGCCCAAAGGCAACAACCGGATGCCGTGTGTGTGAAAAAACCATGCCCTTGTGTTGATGTCAGACGTACAATGCTTTTGGCCTTCATCTGACATTCGACACTTTTGCATTCGTGACCAAAAGCCAGCGTCACCTAGAATGGTGTCTAGTCTTTTTTCCGGCGTTGAATACAAGTCTTTCATGACCATTCACCGCCTAGTCGTTTCCAGGCCAGGCGTTGTTCCATGTGGGTTTTGAACTTTTCTGCTTCGTATTGATCCCGAAACCTCACTCCTGGGATGGTGCATCGGGCCAGTCTTTCGGCCACTTCCCGGCGACTGGTGTACCACAGCATGTTAGAAATGTGCATGGTACGCCAATTATTGTCACGTCCAGATTCTTGCACACCAATCATGGCTTCATCCACACCCACATGGTCAAACATGATTTCCAACAAGGTCATGGCCTTTTGAGGATTGTTGACCACATTGTGTTCGTGGCCAGGCCAGGTTACTGACCAAGAGCCATTGGGCAAGTCATTGAGTACAAAATAGTTGTTATCCACGACGCATCTTTCGTTTCTTGCCTTCATTGGAGTTATGTGCAACATATTTCCACGTATCTCTATGTCCTGGTTGTGAATAGTATTCTTCTTTGAGTATTTTTTTGGTATCACCATTTACATCTACTACGATAACTTTACCTGACAATTTTTTCTTTGTTTCCTCTGAAAAAGTTTGTTTTTTTCTGGCTTCTTTTATTTTTTGTTTAGTAATATTAGATACCACACGATTTTTTATTTTCTGTATGTGATCAAAGGACAATTTCTTTCCTTTATGTCCAGCACTAATTTTTAGCCGAGTTTCTTCGGTTACAATATGTCCTTTTAATTTTGCAATTCTTTTGTCTATTGTTTCCTGGGATTGTTTTTTACCTAAATTTGCTTCTCTTAATCGTTGTTTATTCTCGTCTGACCGAGGAATTTTGTTCCCTGGAGATACTCCAGTTTTCCCCTTGTTCCAAGGAATACTACCTTTTCTTGAGACTGACATTTTTTTCTTAGATTCTTCGGAATGTGGGTTATATATTGTTCGACCGGTTGCACCGCCATCAATTCCATTTTCAATAATTTGATTTGCCCATATCTTTTTGTTATTTTCGTTTACAGCATTAACAATATCGTTGTCTTTAGAAAATTGTGTTGCTGTACTCATACATTCTTCTTGCAACATGTAATATCCAATAACATCAGTCCTTACATCGTATCCATGTTCTTTTAAGTGTCTCAACCAATATATTCCGGATCCGCGATATTTGAAAGGGTCTCCGGTGGTCTTACCAAAATATTTCAATCCGGTAATGTTATGTGTTTTGACATATAAGTAGGTCGGTATAAATTTTTTCATACTTGTATTTATACCTATCATCTTACTAACAGTGTATTATCGTCTCATCGAGGCGGCGTCTATTGCCTCTTGCTGGTTGAACACAGGTTGCAAACAGGATTTATGTAGAACGGTCACTCCAATAATTTCTGTGCCTGTATACTGCGGATTTGCTTTGCTAGATACTACTCCCGAATGCCCAGTGTCGCGACTTGGAATATGAGCAGTACCTGCACGATCTGTGACACCGGTCAATTTGTATACCAAGGGCTCGGCCTTCATGGCACGACTGCGGCGTTTGTTGTCAGCATCTACGTCCCACTTCTTTTGCAGTTCTCGCCAACTAGCATCTAGCTCGCGGGCTTTTTTTGCTTCTTCGGCGTTGCGGAATTTTACCTTGCCTTTGCGCTTGCCGCCAAGGCTCAAACTGGGGTGTGCGAGGTGCATGCTCATCGTGATACTCCTAATAGGAAAGCTGTGGCAAGAGCGCCGGATGCAAATTTATAACCGTCTTGACATACAAAATAATGTGCTCCACATTCATACCCATGACGTATCAGCCACGAATCCATGTCATCTTGTTTCTGTTTCATCTTGTTACGGATGTGATTTCTTTCAGCAGAATCCTGCCAGGAGGTATTCTCATACTGATTTATTAATCCTGCAAACAAGTGCTCGGTGTTTACAATCACAGTGAGATGAGGGTATAACTGTTTCTTCATGCGTTGATTATAGCATGATCAGAATTATTTGTCAATTACTTAAAAAGTATTAAGGCCATACACCCTGCTTGCAGTATAAAACCAAAGCCAATTGTGATGATGTTCAGCATGTCTTTGAGCACCACTGCTCGCAAGAATAACAATACCAGACCGCCCCACAAGAACAGAATCATGTCCAAGCCCGGGGTTCTATCGCTCAACCCAGTCATCAAGGCCAGGAAACTAGGCAAGGTTGCACAGTGCAACACAATGGCTGCCAGCCAGCCCAGGGTATCTGCAGAGAGTGTGGCTAGACTATTGTTGAGAAATTCTCTAATAGCTACAATGGTAACAGGAAACTTAAAAGGCATGATTACGCTCCGTAGAAAATGTGACGACCAATTTTATCAAGTTTGGGCAGTTTCCAGCCCGGACTGACATAGTCCGCATGATAGAAGAGTGCATTCTTTAGCCCTGGTAATCTGAAGTTTTCCAGCAAGACCTTTTTGGCTACCAGTTCACTCTCAGCCCACAAGGGCGGATACACTGGTCGAGTCTTGTGTGTGGTTTCGCACACCCAACTGAATTGGCAAATCACCTTTTCGTAAAAAACGTTTTTCTGATAGATTACACCGCATACACCATCACCAAATTTTCCGTGGGCCACACGGTTCATTGTGACTTGGGCCACAGCTACCTTGCCTTCAAAAGGTTCGGAAGCAGCTTCCCAGTAGATGTTACGAGTCAAGCATTCCAACTGGCGGATTTTTTCTTGAGCAGTCACGTATCCGGCAGGCATTGCATTCACACCAGAACGGAGTTCTGCTAGTTTGTGGTTGCATACTGCAATCACAGCCAATATTACCAACCAGAGCCCTGCAATTTTAAATGCTCGTGAACTCCAGATGGCAAGTTGATTACTGATATAGGTTACTTGTGTTTTCATGGTAGTTTTACTTACTCAGATGGTAGCGAATCCGGACGTTACCGGGTCAAAATGGTGCTGTTTTGGAGTAAACGGCGCAGTTATCTATCAAAACTTGCAGACCGGTATTGGCAGCATCTTGTGCATGTTTCTAGCACGAATCTCTTGATAGCGTTTGACGTTGGCACGGTCCTTGGTAGTCAGTTTGACACTGCCTGGCATGTCTGAATCCACTACCTGGGCACGTTTCAAAAAGTCTAAATTCATGGCTCGTTCCAGTTCTGGGTATGTCATGCCTAATTGATTTTCATCGTTACGACCATCGTCCCATAACCCATCTGTGGGCGGTGCGTCAATGATTTCTTGTGGCAGTCCAAGCTCTCTGCCCATGTCCCAAACTTCAGTTTTCAAGCAATCGCCAATGGGTGAAATATCCACACCACCATCGCCGTACTTGGTAAAGAAACCCACACCAAAGTCTTCCACTCGGTTACCTGTGCCCACCACAATGCCGTTGTAGCTTTGAGCAATTTGGTACAAGGTCATCATGCGCAGTCTAGCACGTGAGTTGGCAAAAGCCAGCTCAACTTGTGATGCATTATCTACATCACAAAATGGATTGGTCTTCTTTTCAAATGCTGTGAACACCGGGGTCAAGTCCATGGCCATGTGTGTGACGTTTGGGAAACGTTCCAGCAACCAACCAGCTTGCATACTACTGCGATTGTCTAGCTTTTTGTTTTGGCGAATGGGCATTTGGACCACAATGGTTTTGATACCTGTTCGAGCACATAATGCACTCACAACACTGGAGTCAATTCCACCTGAAATTCCCACCACTAAGGTGTTAATTTTGGCACTCCGGGCGTAGCTCTTGATCCAGTTCAAAATATGCTGGATGCGTTGTTTAGGTGTTACCATTTTAATTTCGGCTTGGGCATTGATTTCAGTTTTTTCCATACTTCTGCTTTCTCTTTGCATTTCTTTTCCAGCTTGCGGTAGCGTTCGCCCAGTCGACGCAGTTCATCCCACTCTTTTTCCAGTTCAGGATTTGGTGCGAGAATGTTCAGGCGTTCTTCAACCTTTTCCATCCAGCCTTTGAGACTCTTGCCATTGATATCAAGATCAGCATTTTCGCCACGTAGGCTCATCTTGCTACTTTGTTCAATCGTAGATCCTACTGCACTGTAATTTGGACCAATTGTAAAACTGCCAGCGGCTGTGGTGCTTGTGGTCCAAACAGTGTTGGGACTGGTGCCAATAGAGTAACCACCAAGTCCAGTATTATCACTAACGGTTATAGTTGGCACGGTGTTTGCTTCATACCCTACACCACCCGGTGGAATAGCGCCATACGCAGGATCCGTTGTTAGGTTACTTGTCCAGTTTTTCCAGTCAATGTTATTTGCCATGTTCCGTCTTTGTTATCAATCCACTGAACAGTGTCGCCGACTTTCCAGCCCAGCTCTTCACATAATTCAGTGCCAAGATCCAACAACAATTCTTCAGGGTTGTCAGGATCTTCAATTACCTGTACAGTTCTAGTCTTCATTTTTGGTGCCAAACAGTTGCAGTAGGTTCACAAAAATGTTGATAAAGTCCAAGTACAATGTGAGTGCGCCTAGAATTTCTGCAGGCATGTCTGGGTCGTTTACACTGACCATTTCACGGATTTGTTGTGTGTCATAGGCTGTGAGCCCTAGGAATATGATGATAGCCAATGCGGAGATCACCATGGTCATCACCGAACTGCCAATGAAGATATTCACAATACTTGCAATTACAATTGCAATAAGTCCTATAAACATAAACTGTCCAAGACTCTCCAAACTGCGTTTGGTAAAGTATCCGTAAAAACTCATGGTAGCAAACAGTATGGCACTTGAAGCAAACGCCATTACCAGGCTACCTGTGGTATAAACATACACAATGGCACCTAGGCTGACGCCCATGATGCCTGCAAATCCATGCAACAGGCCCACAGCCACTGGGTGCGGTGGGTTCTTAGCAAGTGCGTAACTCACTCCAAATACTGCTACCAAGGGCAAGAATAGTGTGACCCATTTCATTATCCCGGTGAAAAAGAATGCCATTGCGGCCGGACTGGATGCGACTAATCCAGCTACCACTGCTGAAGTAACAATGGCCATCAGCATGTGGTTGTACACACGCAACATGGCTGAGTTGACCTCATTAGCGGTTCTGTAAGATGGTTCCTGTATGACTGCTTCAAACATAATTTTCTCCTTAAAGTTTAACTTATTTAGGTGCGGCAAGTGCTTCTTTTTCGGCTGTGATTTCTTTGCGGCGTTCTTTGATGGCCTTGCTCATTTCTTGAAGAGCCTTGCGAGCACGAGCGGCAGCTGCCTTCACACCCTTGGCTGTGAACTTTTCGTTCTCGGCAATGTAAGTTTCAAAAGCAGCTTTGAGTTGGTCATGATTGGTCATGTTGTTTCCTTTGTAAAATAGTAATTATACACGCTGCCAGGCACCTTGTCAAGAAAAAACCTGGCATTTGGCACTCTGTCTAAATGTAGATGTGTCGCCGATTCCAGGTGTCCCATACTGTGACCAAGTCCCAGTTGTGTGTCCACGTTATCCTAAAATTTTCAAATGCCTGTTGATGATGCACCATCATTCGATTGCCTGTTACCGAAACATGTTCAACTTTGTTTTCTCGAATCCAAGTTTTCAACAGTTGTTCTGCTTGCTGGTTACGCAAGATTACAATGTACAGCGGCTCGGCTGTACGAAATTTGGTTATGGACATTTAGTGGATGGTGGATCCTGCAGGAATTCGGGGTTGTAGCAGGTACTTGATATTTACGTCATTTGCCAGTTCGACAAAACTTTCATCTATGTCAATACGGTCATCATCATGCTCGGCTGCACATTTGTCGTCAACACCAATCAAACGCATCATGGCACCCACATGAAGCTGGCGATGTCCGTTGGCATATAAAACTGCCATCACCTCCAGCATTACTGTACGCACATATTCATACAATGGATCTGTTTCTTGCATGTAGTAATTATGATTTGATCAAAATAAACAACAAAAAGGCGACCGAAGTCGCCTTGTTTGTGTGCAAAGTTAATACTCAGGCCTTTGCAGCCTCAACCAATTGCTCGGGAGTCACAGACTTGGTGGCCTTGGCTTTGACGCCAGTAGCAGACACTTTGACTTCGCCTTTCTTGGCAACCTTGGCACGTTCGGCCAGCTTGTTGGCTACCACATAGCCAGCATCACCTTCGGTAATGCCCAGGGTCTGCAGGTGTTGCAGAGCTTCCATCTTGGTCATTGCACGGGGCAATTCCACCAAGTTGATCTCAGTGCATCCAGACTTGTTTAGGATCTTGATGCGGGCTACCAGGTCGTTTGCAAAACGAGCCTTAACGGTGCCATCGGCGTTGATTGCGGTACCAGCCACGGTAAAAGTTTTTTCAGTTGCGGACATAATGTTGCCTTTCAAAGTTTACTTACAGAGTTTAAAAAATGTTTTGCATTACTGCTCAACATATCAATATTATAGCAAAAGAGCAGATTCTGGTCAACCACTTTTGCAATAATTTTGATTTGATTTGCCCGAATCACTGGGCCAATTCCTTGCTTTGGGTTTGGATGGTTTGAACACCCTTGTCAAACATTCGAGCAATGCCCGAAAAGCCAACGGCGCTGACCACCAAGCCCAAAACGAATCCAATTATGAGTTTGCTCATGACGTTTCCTTATACAATTTTTACACGGTTCAGTTGAGTTTTGTTGTCGCGGTGGCCCTTGACAGTACCGGTAATGGTATGACGATCACCGGCTTTGAGTGCGACCTTGTAACTAAAGAACACCGGCTGGTCAGCATCATTCACAGCATTGACCCAGTAGATGTTGAAGTTCTGGCTGTAGCTGGCACTCACCACTTCTACATCCATGCCCACCTTG